GAAGCACCTAAAACTAATGAAGCTTTAGGAATAGCATCAGTTTGTACGATGGTTTGCACGTTGGTAGTAAATGCCGCATCATCAGCAGTCTGCAATTGGAAGTTAACAGTTGCAGCACCAGCGGCGGTAGCAGCTATGTTGCAGCGGATATCAACCTCCAACGATTCGCCAATACCGATGTCACGACCTAAGCCTAAGTCAATGACGTTGGTAGATGGTGCGGTAGCAGTAACCGCTTGCGCGGCACTGAATTGTAAAAATGCATCTTGTATCATGATTATCCCTTTCGATTAAACAACACGCGATTCGGTATTTAATATCTGATCGACCCGACGCAATGGCACGCCCATGAAGCTAGTCCACGCTTGCGGTGTACCAAACTGGGATAAACCTTTTTCAATACTCAATGCGGTATTGGACTTGTTCAACGCTGCAATACGCAACATCGACGCAACGGTACGGTTCATGTAGAAAGCAGGGCGACCCATACCCATATTAGGTATGCGATCCAATGCGCGGCTCATCAAGTTAATAATCTGTGTAGCCGCTGTGCTTGCTTGCGTACCTGATTGACCAGTCAAATCGGTGGTATTGATGTTCGCAATCCGCACAACATAACGCCAGTCTTTAACGACTAAACCATTTTTCCACTGATAATGCGTCTGGTATGCTTGGTAAGGGTAGCCATTACCGTCATAAACGGTCAATTCGCCCTGGTCGTTGTGTATCAACCCTGCCTTTGAACCTTTAGGGAATGGGCAGAATACAGTGTTATCACCCCAGACAACCAGCCAGATTGAGGTGTTGTTAGAAGCGATACCACCAGCATCTAAGATGTTTGTCGCGTTACCTGCACCAGCTATTGCGCCAAAGCGAGCTGACAAGCCCAGATACTGACGGTTATCAGTTGCAGGGTTGCCGTAGAACAGGGTTTGTGTTTGAGTCTGGTTCATTGCTTCAAGGAACGCGCTATCTTCTGACAATCGAAATTCCGCCGTATTGCCGTTCAGTTCAGCCAAGTCCTTATCAACTGCGCAGTACGCTTCGAGCAAACCGACAGATTCATCTACTTGTGCAGTAGTTGACTTCGAGCGTGGCACGCCTTGGTTAAGCGAGCGCCAGTAAACCGTTGGTAAGCCAGTACGGATTGTCACGCGGTGGCCTGTTGGTAAGTTACCCTCGACGAATACAGCATCTTCGAGGACTTCGTTTGATTGAGAAAGCAACTCTGCTATGACTGGTACTTTACCGTCAGGATCTTGACGTTTAGCCCAGTCGGCAAGAGTTAATTGAGTCGTTGCTAGTGTTGCCATCGTATTACTCCTTCAGCACCATCACGGTGTTAGAATTAAAGGTGCTCAGCGCTTCACAGCGTTAGAGCGTTAGTTACTGCCTGTTACCCATACAACTTTGATGCAAGTGATTGATCGGAATTACCTGCGGGCTTACTTCCGCCTGGTACAAATGAATCTTCGCTAATCGCTTTACCAGCCTTGTAAAACGCTCTGATAATTTCAGGATGGTTTCCCAATCCTGACTCATTCAGCAAGTCACGCAAAGCTGGCGTACCAAATGTATCAAGTGCTTTCTTTGCGACTGATAGATTCGCATCGAGCTTATCGCCACCGATCTCTTTATCAGCTTTTGTGCTGGCGACCCATTCATCCTGCGCCGCCTTGATAATGTCAGCTTGTTTCTGCGCCAGCGCTGGTGCGATTTTGTCCAGCATCTTTTGCGCTTCCGCTTGTGGCAAGTTTATCTCGCGTGCTACTTCTTCAAACTGAGCAAGCACATTAGCATCAAACGATTGACCTTCAGGCGCTTTGAATTCGTACTTTTCAGGCGCACCAGCGGGTTTGCTCGTATCGGTTTTATCATCTGCCTTGCCACCATCTTCATCTACTTTATTACCTTCACTCGCAACTCCTGCGCTATCTTCAGGTGTAGATGATGTGGCAGACGCTTCAGTTGTAACTGGTGCGGATACAGCCTCACTTGTTGCAGGCGCTTCGCTTGTTGCTGCTACTGCTGCTTCTTCAGCCATTTGCTCGTTCCTTTAGCATGGTTAAATACATTTCAGGGCAATACTCATGTATATCCGAGATAAGCATAAGCCCTATATTACGTTGACCCTCGTTAAAAAACGTGGCGTTATCCCCTGTGAAACTGGTTCTAAACACGCCCGTTTTTTCAAGCAAGCGCCATATGATGCGCCTGCCACGTTTGTTGCTCATCAACCACTTAAAATCATTACCTGCATCAATCGCTGCTATTTTTGCACGTTCTGTTGCATCTTCTTTAGCTCGCGCTTGCGCCTGTATGTCGGTTGGGTCAAAGTCATTCATGCGGTTACTTTATACTGTGATAATCTTAGTACGTGCACCACCTAATTACAACGTACTAGCCAGCTCAAACAGCGCATACATCTGGGCTGGTGTCTGACTCAGTGCTGTACCCATTGTTGTGACTAAAGGGTCATCGCTGTTAAAAGTACCAGCATACGCCCACCCATCTTTAAGGTCTTGATTAGTCGATGCAGTAACAGCCTCTTCAACAGCAGCTCGTAAGCCTAACTGATTAAGTGCTTTGCGAAGTTGCCAAGCCGATACACTAATGCCGATCTGGATTGGTGCAACGTAGTCAGATTCAGTCATTACCTGAGTGACTGAGCCACTAATCATCACACTCTTAGGCTGTGACATATCAGCAATCGCAGCTAGTGCTTCGGGTGAATCTGTGGTGTATTCAGTTATCATGATGGGAGTACCTCTATGCTTATGGTTTCATATATGATTGATTCAGTTGCGTTAGGAATGTTTGCTGTTAATTTGAGTGGCTGGTCAACTGTTGAATCGACGTTAAATTTTACCAGAGTTCCACTCACTGCGCCGCTCCCCCAAGAATAATCGGCTGAAGTTTCTACTTGTGAGTTTGTTATGCCGCAATTCATAAAACCAGCAAAAAGGCTAAACTTGTAATTACCTGACGTAGCTGTAACTTGATTCAACCAAAAATTAGCAGCGGCATAGTAAGCTTTTACATATTTATTGCCTGCTGCCGCTGTTGCCATATGTCCAGATGAAATTATAGAAACAGCACCAGAATTTCCTAGTGAACCAGCGGGTAAAGTTACATTTGCTAATACAATATCTGTATTAGTTATCTGAGTATAAGCAGCATTACTGCCTACAGCATTTACCAGCGTGCCAGTTGGAATATAGGGAACAAACACTTGCGAAGTATCTGCAAAGTTAGTATAAACCTGACCGACTGTAACGCTAGACATAACGCACCAGTACAAGCCTGCAGCCCCGCCTGATACCGCGCCTGCAGGTAGATATAACCAAATTCCACCTGAATAGATACGTGGTAATGCTGTGCCTAGCGTAATCTGCCCGTTTGTTGCTACTGTGCCGTTATTAGCAATACCTACAGGTACGCCAGACTGAGCTAATATATACGGATAAGCGTTCAGAAATTCCTTGCCGTTAGGAAGTAAGAATCCCTTAAACGCACCATTGATACCGTCAAATAGCCCTGATAACTTCTGAATTACATATCCACTCATGACCCACTCCCATATAACATCGTTGATGGTTCTACGCCTTTGGCTGTACTCAATTCCATATCTGTAATCTGCAATTCGAGATAAACATCTTTGTCCGCATCATCAGCGTCATCTTCAACTGATTGCTTCGAACTTGCGACAAAGGCCACAGCGTTGATGTTCATCTTGCTGCCAGCCGCTGGTGGAGTAGTAATGCCAAGAGCCTCACACTGGTCGTCGTTCAATCTGATACGCAAACCATAGCCATACTGATTATATGATGCAGTTACCTCATTGCTATCATCTGGTGGTGTTTTCATGCTTACCATACTCATATCATTCCTTTATCCGTTGTACCCGCTAAACATATTCATCACATCACTTGCAGCATTTCCGCCTGTGGTGTTTACCGATCCTAACTTCTGAGCTGTATCAGCAGCCTGATTCGCCATTGCCGACTGTTGCGCTTTAGCCTGAGCCTGAGCGCGTGCCTGACGTATCATTGCCACCTGCTCATCAGATACCAGCATCGAAGGGTCAACACCTAGCATGTCTGCGTAATCGTTCGCCCATACGTCAGCGTCAAACTTGTCCAGGACTTCCGGTTTAATCTGAGCAATACTCCCAAGCCCTCCAACAAAGCGGTCAATGCCATTTGTTGCAATAGCACGTTGCGCCTGAGCCAACATGCTAACTAACTCAACGCTCAATACCTGACCTTGCAGTTCGGGTGGAGGAGGAGGCACAATGCCAGCTTCAAGCATGATCTGGAACGTAGTATCTATCAAAGGTTCTAGCAGCTCATTGTGTAGTCGCTCAAGTACAGGACCCAGCATCAGCATCTTTTCTTCATGACGCTCTGATACTTCGGTTGCAGTCATGCGTCCTGTCTGATCTTGTGACAGCATCAGGAATAAGTCTGAGTAGAACGCGCTGCTAATACGCCCGCGCACATCCTGAATGTCTTGAAGCAGATAGCTGATATTAAGTTGCACATCGAACGCGGTTTTAATTCCTCCGCCTGTACTTGCAGAATCTACGAAGCTGATACCGCCTGGCAAGGTTTCAACATCGCGGTTTTTCATCGACGTCGGAACTTGAAGCGGAGGGTTTGTTTGATAGTCGATGCACTGCGCTTTGCGTAGTTGCTCATGCTGCAATTGCTTTACGTCGCCCAGCGCTTCCATGCCTGGGCTGTTACCGTAGATGTCACCACCTGCCACGCCCCATCGAGGGCATAGCGCAGGAAATTTCTTGTACCCTGATTCTCTTAACGGCTTGTCACTCTCGCCACCGAGTTCATAATAGACGCTTGACCACGGCATATTCTTAGAATCTGACTTGCTGTGATCTCTGTCCTCACGCGGCTCAATCGCATGAATGATAGTTACCCACTGATCAAGCTGCCCTTGGTCGTACATATTACGAACTGCATTGCTGCAATTTTCATATCCGAACTCTTTTACAATCTCGCTTACCGTCTTCTGGAACTCACGATAGAGCGTGCAAACGTCACCCCTGTAATCAGTAGCGATGCAGAACTCGCCGACAGTTAGCGGGTAATGACGGATAACTGAATCATAATCTTCCATGATGATGCAAGCAGATGTGCCGAATGCACCTAGTTCTTCATACATTCCATGAAGCGCACGATAAGTATTAGACTTTGCAAATATATCCAGCATCTTGGTTGTGCAATCATCTAGCCAAATCTTAACGCCCGCATTCTTCATCAGCTTGCTATCAGATACAGCAAGGCGGAACCATGGGCGGGCAGGGGAGGTTAAGCCGCCCATTAAGCCAGCAGCAAGGATACGCAGGGATTTAGTACCTGTACTATCGTAAATGGCGTTGTTACGGCGCTGCCCTCTGTCACGATCTTGCACAAAGAAGCGTCCATTGCGAGGAAGCAGATGGCTTGATATTTCTTGCCAGTGCGATATCCAGCTCGCACGTTCAGTCTTTAACTGTCCATACCTGTTTAATATCTTTTCTTTCGGAGTTATATCCGCCATATCATGAACCTAGCAGGGTATTCTTCCCAAGTGTTAACGTATTAGGGTCAACGCCACCTGCGCCAGTTAGCATAGTTTGACCGACTCCAGGCGAGCCGCCAGCCTGTCCAGAGCCAGCCATACCTCGCGCAATACCCTGCGCATTAGGTGCTTGCGATGCTTGTGGCATAGGAGGAGGAGCCATAGGCGCTGGCGGTTTTGGTTGGTTAAACACGCTGTAGGCTGTAACTGCAACGGCGGCTACTGCAACGGCTACTAAAGACATTAGTTACCCCCCTTCAATTCATCTATCATGTCAAAATGACTATTCTGTATTTGATTATGATTCAACTTACGACTTTGAAGCATATCGCTTTCGCTTGTCATCTCGTCCTCAATATCTGTTATATCAGTCAAATCAGTTTTCCAAACGGTAGTCCAATACGTATCAGAGTGAGCAATGCCAGCACGCTTATTCCCTTTCGTCGCAGGTAATACGTGGTATCCAGTAAATCTAACTGTTCCCTCATCCGTAGTTACTGTAATATCGCCAGATGTAATGCAGATGTTATCGAGATTAGTTAGCGCACCCGTTAGCATAACACCAGCGGGAATAAATATTGTGCGTGAGCACATGCCTGCATGAATCAAATTGGTAGTTGACAATTCAACCTGTGGAATTGTAAGCAAGAAGCTTTCTAACTCAGACACGCTGTGATTAGTTGAAAGTATTACATCACCTGATTGATCCGATGGCAGCATGGCATACCCTATTTCCTTGAATAAGGGTCATAATCCACCATTCTGCTATTGGTACGTGCACCACCCAACAACTTAGCACGCTTGGGCGTATCGATCAGCGCCAGCATGTACGCGCTTGCCCAGTCTGGCGATCTGCCTATACGATTGATAATCCCCTCACGGCTTTCAACTTTTATCACACTGCCCGACAGTTCCCACGTTGGTGCACATAAGTCAGCTAACAGTTGCTTGTTTGGCGGCAGGCATATTCCAGTATTGTTGGACGGGTCTAACGCCTCGCGCATCTTCCAGTAATACTCAGATCGCTGATTAAAAAACCTTAGTCGCCCTGACTTATCTGTTGCCAGTGACTTCTCTGATACGTTAACGCCAATCACTTGCTGGTTAGCCGAGTTGAGGAAGTCATACGGACTAGCACCGACGCCAATCACGTCAATATGGATAGGTGCGGCGTCGCGCATGGCAGCGATGCACAAGCCCGCAACGGATGGACCATCTGGTGTTGTTGCACCAGTGTATGTTAGCGGCTCATCAAACCACATGCCGTGACGTCGTGCGATGATCGTGTTGTCTTTACCGCCTCGCGCTACGTCTACGCCCAACGAATCCATCGGTGCTAATTGTGCGGGCTTAATCCATCGCGCCTGTGCAGCTTCTACCCATGCCGTTGGTATAACCTGCCATGGGTCGTCCTCGATACCTGCATTAAAGTCGCCGTACAGCATTTGTGAGCGCAGCGGCTCTGGTAGAGATTGAAGCGTTGACATATAGCCCGTGCCTATCAAATATGGATTATCAGTTACCCGCGCTGGTATAAACGTGCGGGACTTCGGAGTAAGGATATTTTCTTGCTTGTGATCATCTGGATTGAAGTCGTACAGATACTCACCATCATCACCAAGCACAAAACTACGTGAGTCAGGTACTTCAACGTCTTTTCCGCCGATTGTAGTGAACCATCTAAGATCACCAGGCTTTGCAGGGTTAGGGTGCTTTGAATCAAGCCATGGTGCGAAGAATGCAATTACCCATCGCCCCTCAGCTTTAGTCGGAGGGTTGAACGTCATCAATACTTGCGGTTTTACAGTTGGGTCGGCTGAGCGTGTCCAGCCCATGACGAATCGCGCTTGAGCTTCGCGCATCTCAGCGACTTCCTCCAACAGCTTCAAGTCATGCGCTCTACCTTGCCAACGGTTCTCATCACCTGGATTATCAAGCCCGCCGAACTCTATTAACGGCTCAGTGCCAACAGGTAATCGCCATACACCCTTTTGCGAGTTATACCCGTTCGATGAGCCAGCTATCTCAGTTAAGCGCTGCACTACACCTTCAGTCTGGGCTTTCTCACGCCGCACAATCAGCACTCGCTTGTGTTTCGTGATCGCTTTACCACAAGCTAAATCAGTATTGTGAGTTGGTATCATGGCCTCGCCAGCAAGATACAGCCTGCTATCACTATCAACAGATATGCATCGAGTTGGCACGCTATCTATGCGCTCGCATGAAACGATATACCTGAATGATCCAGTTCTGCGCGTTATATTTTGCAAGCGCTCTAGCTTTCTTTGCAAACCAAATACTGGCAATGATGTAGTGAACTTAACACGCCACTTGTCACTGATAACGCGGCCGTTTAACTTAGCTTTGCCATGCTGCATCGTCGCCTTTATACCAAGCGACCTGACTAGATGCAGAACATCATTAACTAATTGTTCATTTATCCCATCAAACTCACAACCACCATCCAATGCAGCATGTCCGTCTGTGTCCATCAGGCCTTGTAACAACGCAATCCGCTGATTAAATGAAGATCGAAGGTAATTTAGTGGGATATGTTTATTCTCCAGTACCCCAATTGCTCTTAGCTTAATCTTCAACCCAATAATGCTGTGAGCTGTATCTGACCAGTCGTAATGCCTTACCTCAAAACCTTCTTGCTCAATCCTGCACCATACGCCAGCATCTTTGCCAGTTAGCTGTCCATTGCGGCTAGAACCATCACCAAGCCAAGCGCCAAGCGTGTATGGCGGAACGATTAGATCTTGCTCATTTGTGCGTAAAGCATATGCTATCTTGATTGCATGATTCTTCCTGCCCGTTTGAGTGAATAGCGTATCGGATATTGTTTTTGTATCGCGCATCGTACCCGTAGGCGCATCCGTACAGATCGAATACTTTGCATTCCTCTCACGAAGCGCGTTAAGCCTGGCGATGCTTGTAGTTTCTTTTGCGCGACTTTGCCGCTTGTTCCGCCGCGCTTCTCGCCATTCTGGTGTCTTTCGAGTCAACGCTGATAATTCTTTCGCATCAAACGTGATCCATCTATGGACGTCATCTGCAACTAACGTGCTTCCGTCATCAAAAGTGAGTCGATAGCAATCCCTGTTGCTAATGTCAGAAACGGCAGTCACCGTGCATGGCTTGCCAGATTCATCAAACAAGGTATCACCTATCTGGACATTACCCATCGTTACCCATCCGTCAGGCGTTGCTAATTGAGTATCTAACGCAAGCCCTTTCCCACCACCAGCTGAACCACCGTACCCGATAATATCCGCCTTACTATCGTAAGCTAGTGTCTGCGGACCTAGTAGCGGTTTCCAAGGATGCCGCCGCTTCAGCTCACGCGCAAGCAGTAGGGCGCGTTCTAGTTTTGCGCGCTCATTAGTTGCTTGATCACTCATCTTTAACGGTTAGTTTTAATGCAGCCAACTCAGCCAGGATATCCTCATCACTCATAGTAGATAGCGTCAGGCTTCCCGACAATTCTACGGCTTGCTTATCGCCGTAGCGCTTAGGTGCTAGCTTTGAAAGATACCATTTGCGGGTATCAACTCGCAGCCTGGAACGCGCTATAACTTCCTGATTAGTCCGTTCAGTTCCATCTTCAGTCTGGTATGTATCGTTTGAACTATCATCAGCAATATCAAGTAACTGATCAGCCATCACATCAAGGCCAATATCCCTTGCTGTCGCGTATTGCGTGTAAACACCATTTTTATCATCTAACAACCATGTGCGAAATGTTGCTTCGTGAGGCATGTTCGCATCCCTGCAAATACCTCGCAAAGTTTCACCAGCAGCTAATCGCTCGCAGACTATATCCACAATACCTTTGTTAAATGTAGTTGGTCGGCCTGTTTTCTTCTTCGTAGCCATACTACAATTTCCTTTCAGTCATCAAAGTGCACCGTCTTAAAATGGTGCACGCACTGAGATCGCAGCTCGCACTTTACATACTTACGCGCTGTTGTAATTCCTATATCGAACATCTTTGCTAATCTTCTATATCCATAACCTGACTCGTGCAAATCTCGCAAAATATCGACTTCCCGATTTGTAAGTTTCGCATTGGGATGATACTCACCAACGCGCAAACCTTTTTCACTCACGCCGACCAGGATATTCATTTTGCTAACCTGGCATTTCGTCAGCGCCTACTACGATCAGCCTAGGCTTATTCATTTCTTTTGAGTTCAGCTCTTTATGTATTGCGTTGAGCGCAACGGCACCCATTGTTTGGGCAGGCGTGAAATCAGTTTGTGCTTCAGTGACCTTTGGCTCATCCTGCAATTGAACCTCAACGCCTCTGTCAGTATCCCGAATTGTTATAACGATTAAAGCCATGGTAATTCCTTTTCAAAATAGTCTGGATATTGGTATTTAACCCACTCGATAGCGCGATCGACTGCTTTGCGCCGTGCGAGTGGGTCATGTTTTGTCACTGGTGTTTCTGCTGCCTTCATCAATGCTTCTCTTGCTGCTTTTGGCAATATATCAACATACTTAATACTCATCTCAACTCCTGAATATCTAACATGTAAGCTGGTAGGGTCATGGCATAGCCCCAATAGTCACCGTCATTCCGCCGTCTTTAACAGGCTCGCCGTACTCCGCCTCAATCCGCTTTACTTGGCTATCATCGTTGTATGCAATTCCATTGAGCGCGTCACAAGTTACTTTTATTGAGTTATCCAAATCCAAGCATTTTTTTGATGCGTCACCATACTTGGTTGTTTTTGGATTAAGCACTATCTTCAGCGCGACATGCTCATGTACTGGTCGTACTCCTGCCGCTATCGCTATCCACGATATTGCCTGCTTATATGACCTAGCCTCTGCGCTAACGTAAGTAACTGCTCGACCTTTCATAACCATTGTGCGCCAGTATTTATTGGCTGATACTGGATAGGGTAATCTAATCGTTATCATCCTATTTTCACCAAACCTTTATCATGCAATATCGACAGAGTTTCAATCACTGCTTCCAAGTGAGCAAGTTTCAAATACTCTTTCGAATATATCGACTTCACGCGACCATCTAGCGCGTCGTGGCAGCTCGAGCAGGCGTAAGCCCCAAAATTCGTTTTAATACCCGTTCCATGGCCGTGACGAATGCCGCTTATGTGTGCAAATACCGTTGTGCTATCGTCATGGTTGCAGACAAGCGGCAAGCGTA